ATCCCCCTTATTCATAAGAATTTCGGAGGGTGGCCACCATCCATGGTTATTTAAACATAAAAAAGAAGAGAGGAATCATCATGTTCCTCTCTTCTTCGCATCACATATTTATCACAGTTCAACACCGATTTTGTCCTTGATGCTCCTGATTCGTCTGCTCACCGTCGCCGTGCTCATTCCTGTGCCCATGGAGATCTCCACAATGCTTCGCTCATGTCTCAGCATGTCCAGCACTTCTTCTTCATCCGCGCTGAATCCGCACATATTCCTGCACCGATTGTAATCTGCATGCGACATTCTGGAAATCTTCAAGGCCGGGTCACTTCCCCTCCGGAAGCACTCCAGGAGCGATGTAATTCTGTGCACGTTCGCTGTCGCTCACGCCGGGTGTGGTAGGATCGCGCACAATACCAATGATGGTCAGCACCAGAAACACAGCGTTGATTACTGCAATCAGCTTGTTTCCAAGGTCGCCAAGATCCAGCTGAAAGCCAAACAGCGCCGCCACAACCTGCGCCAAAAGCAGGATGGCAGGCACAATTTCAAGCCAGAATTGTTTGTCCAGAATACGAATTCTCCAGTTGATTTTCATAGTGTATCTCCTTTCTTGTCTTTCTGTATTCGAGTTTCCGCTCATCGTTCAGGTGGATGCGCACGGTGGAACAGCGCCTCCAGCTCGTCCGTTTTTCTAAGCGCATATGTTGCTTTTTCTTCACATTTGCTCAGACGTTCGCCATGGTCTTCAAGCGTTTTCTGCGTGGATCTGAATTCTACACGCAAGTCCACCATGCCGCTGTTGAGCGTGTCCAGCTTTGCATCCATGCGCGCCTGATAGGCTGCGTCATTGTTGCTGTCTTTTCGTCTGTTCATCACAAAAGTGACACCGGCCAGCAGCAGCGAAAGAATGGCGATCCATTGTTCAAATGTAAACATCAGCCGCCCTCCTTTCCCGTTACTGCTTCATGGATGCCTTCCAGCAATTCCAGCACACGTTTTTCCCATTGCGTGCTGTCGCTTTGGTCGCTGTTTTTCTTCAAAAAAGCTGTCTGCATATATCCAACATCCATGTCGTACACAATTTTTGCCCATCCTGCTCCTGCATCTGCAATTACATCAACGCTAGCACCTACAGGCACGCGCTCTGTAACCTTCCCGCCGGGTTCGTTTCTCATGTTGACTGTGTTCCCATTCTGAGCGGTCACAGTCGCTTCATACAGCACATCCAAGCTCACTGGCTCCTCCTCCTCTTCCGGCCATTTTGGCACAGCCCAGTGCGTCCATGCATACTCGTTCATCGTTTGCTTTACAACGCCGTATGCAGTGCCCCTTGCATGCACACATGTTCCATCGCCAAGCGCAACGCCTGTATGCTGCATCTTCCCACCGGACTGCCTGTACACAAATGCAGTTTCGCCGGGAGGGATCGTATCAATGGGGCCTTTCTTTTCCCAGTCTGTCTTGTTCCATTGGCTCGTAGCCCCGCTTACAATCGTAACGCCTCCGGCTTTTGCTGCAGCCCTTGTCAGCTGCGCACAGTCCCACACTGGAATGCCGTCCCATTTAGCCCCCGTTCCAAGAATGTTCCCGGCCTGATCCGGATACTGTTCTGCCTGCTGTTCACGAAATGCCTTGCTGCAGGTCTGTCCTTTGGCGCCGTATATATATCCTTGCCCAACAAGAGACAATGCTTTGTCAACGCATTCCTTGCTGCCCATTCTCCGTTCCTCCCTTCGCTGACAGCATACCAATACTCCATGCGCATTTCTCCCGCCGGAGAAAAAAACACCTAAAATACACAGAGGATATTGACCAAACTTTTGGAAGGATTATACTGTTTTTACATTCTCGCAAAACGGTGGAGGGATTATAATGAAAAACGAAAAAGAATTATTGGAGCGAGCCAATTCTCCGTTTTCAATTTATTACAAGCTCAAGTGGCATAAGTTTCTAATTTATTTTTCACTTTGGTTCAGAGCTGTTGCATGTATTCTAAGAGCATGTAATTTGATTTTTGGCTTGCAATGGGGAGAGTATAAGGAAGACATATACAGTCTTCAGCCAAAAATCGCACAAATCGATATACTGTTTGGCATTCTCTTTATCGCACTTGCGATTTTTATTGTACATGCACGCTTTAAGCTCGCCAGCTTTCATCCGTCTAGTGTATCGCTACTATTGACGCAATTCATTCTTTTTCCAATTCTTTCAAACTTCTATGCAAGAGCAATCAACACAGCAGCAGAAGTTGAATTGCTGGATCTATCGGAAGGCGCAGGGCTTTTCATAAGCGCTATCATTCTAATGATCGTTTCTTATTTTTATTATAAAAAACGATACTTGTTATTTATAAAATAAGAAAGTTGTACATTTTTGGAAGAAAATACAGGGAGGTAACGTGATGGAAAATGAAAAAATCGCAAACGTATCGGATTCAACTTACGATCCTATAAACAACTACAAACTAAAATGGCACCAATTTATAGTCGCTATGCTATCAATCGGTTCTTTCCTTGAATTTCTCGTGTGCCTTCTTACTTTCTTTGGAAAGGGCAATTCTGCTCTCTCTATTCGCTTTCCGGATCTTAGCAACGTACATCCTATTTGGGGCCTTATTCGCATAGTGTTTTTAGTTCTTAGCATAGTTGCTTTATATAAGCTTGCAAACTTCAAAGCTTTTGGGATTGTTTTGCTGAAACTTTTGATCATTGCTCTGCCGTTGATTAACGTTTGCTATGTCTTTATATTCGCTATGAAATCCAAAGTTAGTTTTTTTGAGGCCCATGGCTGGAACTCAATTGTACAAGTTGTTGTTGGATGCATTCTTTTGTTAATCAATACGATATACTACAACAAGCGAAAAGAAATATTTGATTGATATGAATAAAAAAAGAGGACAGGCCATCGCCTGTCCCCTTTCTTTTACTGCATCCAGCCAGTGAATGTGCTTTCGGTGTACATCGGCCCGCCGTCCTTGTACTTCAGGCCAAGTCCCATCAGGGTGCGCTTGATATTGTTGGCTGTTGCCCTGTCACCGCGTTTCATCGCGTCAATGTACAGCTGCCGGTACTTGGAAAGCTTGTCCTTGATGTCATAGTCATCCAGCCCTCTGGCTCTCAGCTTCGCCATCACGTTCTTGGCATTTCCGATGCTGTTGGCATCCACAGCAGTTCTCAGATCGTCCGCATAGCTGTCCGTCACCCACTTGTCCATTTCCTTGTCAGTCACGCCAAGCAGGTTCTTCATCGCACGGCCCAGCTTGCCGGTGGTCGTCCGGTCGCCCTTCTTCGCCGCCGCGATGTATTCCGGCTTCACCTCTGCCAGCACGTTGCTGTAGGTGCTCTTCTTCGGATCTTTCGCCTCGCTGTCTGCTACCAGTTCGCTCAGCATGGCTTTTACGTCTGTCTGGCTTGCGGTTCCGTTTGCGAAGTTTCGCACGCCTTGTGCTACGTCCTTGGTGGAGTACATGCGCACCTTCAGCGCCTTCTCAGGGTCAAACTCTTCCTCTTCTTTCGGAGTTACCTTGTTGCCGTAGGTGGTGATCGCTTTGTCCACCACCTCGTTCGCGCGTTCCTTTCCAAGCATGCCAGCCAGTTCAGCAGTCATCTCACTGCGAAGCTTGTTCAGCTCCGTGATCTTTCCGGAAGCCTTCGCTTCCCATGCCTGCTGCACACGCTCGTCTTCATCAGCCATCAGTTTGCCAATGCCGGTGTCGATGTCGGAATTGCTCTTCGGGCTGTCCTTGTCAGCCTTCAGCTTACCGTCGATTCTGTCAAAGGTCTTCTTGTCGCCGCCAATCATAGCGTAGTACATGTTTTCATACGCGACGGAAGCAGTGGCAGTCTCGTGCTGATAAGAAAGCGGTCTTCCGCCAGCTTGAATCGCAGCAGTGTTGTACAAAGAGGCAAATTCTCGAATGAGGTTATCTGCGCCAATACCAGAAAGATAGCCAAAAGTGGAGGCAAACGAACGAAGCCACATGTATCCGCTCCACTTGCTTTCTCCTTTTGCGGCTTTATACCCCTGTTCCGCAAACTGTAAAAGCTTCTCAATCGCCTGTGCATCAAGACTGCTCGTATTGTAACCGTTGAAGAGGTCCGTCACAGTGCTCACATAAGGGATCATACTCAGCGGATTCAGACCGTCAACCACGTTGCCGGCAAAAGCCTGAGCGTACTTTTCGCCAAGGCTCTCGTCCTCGTCGTCATCACGCACAGCACCTGTCACGCTCTTGAGAGCTGCATTGACCACAGCTTGTGCCACAAACACAGTCATTACGCGTGCCAGCTTTGCTTTTGCCACAGGATCTCGACGATTCTCTGCAAATTTGCTGATGGCTTGACGAATCATGTTGTAGTCTTTCATTGGTTCGCTCATGAAAGCTGTGGCAGACTGAGCAGCAAAGTTTTTGCTTCGCATCATCTGAGTCCGATGAAGTGGAGAATCCACCACCTGAGTATAGTCGATGATTTCACTCAGGCGCTTTCCAACGTGCTGGTAGTATTCATCACTGCCAACCTGCAGTTCACTGTGCATATCCTGTGTTTCTTGTTCGCATGCAATCCACAGTTTGGAGAAAGTGAGTTCGTCCATCTTGCCGGCCAGCAGCATGCCTGCGTCTGTAAGGCCTTCTGCTATGCTTCTTCCACCAAACATCGTTGCAGGCAGATTTTTCACGGATTCAAGTGTCAGCTGTCCACTGAAAGCCTTGTTACCTAGTTCCTTCAAAGCTTCAAACACTCCGTCACCGTCGAACATCATGTCGCGCAGGTTCTTGCCAAGGTTGGTTTCATAGAAGCCCATGCTCTTCCACTTGGCAATCGGGCAATACTGCAACGCCAGTTTTTTCGCTTCGGCCAGTTTTTTCGGACTTACAGTTTTAGAAGCAGACAAAACGTACTTAGGACTCATCATCACATTCGCTCTCACGATAGACGAAAGCTGCTGGATGACTACCTGTGCATTGAAACCAACGGAAGCACTCTTTGCCTTTTTCGTGAAGTTCTCTGCGAAACCCGGTGTATATGCGCTGTTTGCCGATCCGTTCAAGTCACGAATCAACGTAGTGATGAATTTTTGCATCTGCACACCGAACTTTGCCTCAATCATCGTTTTCACGCTGGGGCCGACATCTTTCGGCTTGTAGTTGTACCAGCGAAGCAGGTCAGCAAGAGGAGCGGCAAATGCACTATGAGCACTCATTTCGCTAACATGCTTGGTGAATACGTCGAAGATGTCCTCGATCATAAGCGGATTGTTGGCATTTTGCTTGAGGGCTTTGGTAAAGCTGGGATAGATGATGGACATCAGATCTCCTTCTTTGCCTTCCTCGGTTTCCTTCGTCTGCACAGTGTTCTTGTCAACGTTCATGGGGAAGTAGAAGCCTTCAGAGTTTCTTTCGTAGCCAAACAAGATCAGGCTCGCATCGTTGCCCCACTTGCCACATATTTTTGTAAGGAACTCTTGCAAGGCTTCTGCTACCTGACGTTCTTTGTCCGTCAGCGTATCCGTGATCTGCTTCACTTCCGCTTCAGTTACCTTTAGAGGAATCTTGTGTTCCTTTGTACGAATGCCTCCGTTGTAAAGATGCGTCTTTGCCTCCTCACGTCTGCTCAAGCAGTACAGTCCCATCACCTGCGCCTTGGTCAACTCAATGGAGCCAGCTGCCACCGTGTAGGTCGATTTCTTTGCTTTGGCACCTTTGAGGACAGCTTTGTCCAAACCCTTACATGCTTCACGAGCGAATTCCGCTGCTTCATCAAGCATCTGTACCCGTTTGTCTAAGCCTTCGCGCAGTTTCTGGTGAATTTCGCGACCGGTAGGCCCAAGAAGATCGAATGCATGGAAACTATCAAGCATTCCGGTGTTAAGCATCTCGTCCATCTTTGCAGCATAACCTTTGCGGTCTTTCTTGTCCTTCTTCTGGCTAAGCTCTTCACGGGTTTGGTCTCCCATCTGGGCAATCGTTGCATTTTTCCCCATGGTGAACATCTGATCGGCCATGCTTACAATGTGGGTCACTTCTCGAATCATGTCCCTCATATCACGCATCTGGTCTGCTGTCAATTCCGCCATGCTTCCGAGACCTTTCACTTCCTCGGAAAGAGTTGCCATATCATCCAACAACTCAGGTCGAATCAGGTACTGCTTATCAGTGTTGCCATCATTGCCTTCCTGTGCGTTCTTCACCGCTTGCTGCAGATGGACGATACGGCTATGCAAGTCCTGAGTGGTCTTGTTTTTTCCGCCCAGTTCAAGACTTCCAAGGAAGTCCATCACTGCCTTATCCAATCCAGCCTTCACGTGCTTCTTATCTGTCGGCTTCTCCAACTTCTTCAGCAGGTCGTTGGTCATCCGCAGGATCTGCGCACGGTATCGCTGCTTCCTGCTGGTTTCCTTCCGGTCTGCCTTGTACTTCTCGCGCCACGCCTTGTCCTTGGCTTGCATCGCCTCGCGGTACTCAGCCTTTTCCTGAGCAGCCTTGGCTTCCACAGCGGCAATCTGCTTCTTGGCATATGCTGCAGCATCTGCTTTGGCTTCCATCCTGTCCTTCCTGCGATTGGCTTCTGCCTGCTGGTTAAGTCTCTCCTTTTCAGCGTCAACGCTGGCTTCCAGTTTTGCCTTTACCTCATCGAATGCAGCCTTGTGTTCCGTGGCAAAGCGCTCAGTCATCTTCCGGTACTGGTTCAGCTTGATGCCAAGCTCCTGCTGTTCCTTTGCCGCCGCCTGCACACCAGCCAGCGCCAGATAAGCCCGGTTCATCTCACCAGCAAGCCATTGTGCGCTTTCCATGGCATTCAGACCGCTGCCGTTCTGATACACGGGAGCCATCGCATCCACAGCATCCAGCAGCATCGCAGCCATCTCAGCTTCGCCAGCATCAGGCGGGAACAGCTTTGCATCCATCGCGCTCAACTCAGGCCACAGGCTGTCCAGCTTGGTGCCGTTGTTCACGATCCTTGCGCGGCCAAACACCATCCTGCGGTATTCGCCAATGCTTCCAACAAGGCCAGCTGCTTCCTGCTTCTGTGCGTCCGTCAGCTGAATGGGTGTCGTGCGCAGATAATTGCGGATCGGCTTCATGCGCTCCTCGTGCTCCATGTCCAGCGTCTTGCTCGTCGCCATCACTTCTTCAGCCAGCGCAATCTGCTCGCTGTCCACGTTCTCCAAGCTCACGTTCTTGCCTCCGCGCTCCACGTAGTCGTAGATGTGCTTCACCTTTCCCGCCAGCTCTTCCGTGTTCATGTCGCTCTGCGCAGCTTTCTTCACCCTGCGGGCAACGTACATGGCTTCCTTGTCGGTCATCCGGTGGGCACTGGTCAGATGGAACAGATCGCCCAGCGTGGTCAGGCCTTCCTGCACAGTCTCGTCGGTTTCGCGCAGAGAGAACTTCATGTTCTCCTCGTTGCTTTCTTCCGCTTCCTCAGCCTCAATCTCGTCCACAAACCTGTCAACGATATCCTGTGCAACGGGAAGCTCGTTTGCTCCGCCCTGATACTCGTCGAGCACTCTGCGGGCCTCAGTCATGTTGAACTTCGGCTGCACAGTTTTCTGCGGAGCACCATTGCCGTCGTTGTCGTACATCTTGAAGTCGATCAGCAGTTTCCAGTATCCGCTGGGTGCTTCCCAATGGCCGTCAGCATCTTTGGTCAGGAACTGATCAAACTTCGGCACGCGCCCGTCTTCTTCGCACATACGAAGGTAGGTGGCAGCATTCTCGTCGCCAGTCTTGCTGTAGTCCCAATAGTCAATGGGGTAGAAGTTGCCGCCTTCAGGCTTCCCATAGTCAGGAGATCCGTTTTTCTTGTATCCCTTGATGATTCGCTCGTTCTGGCTCGCCTGATAGTCAGTGTACTCCTGCAGCACGCCAACCTTTTTCAGTTCATTCTGGCCCCATCCGCTTCTGTGGAAGGGAATGATGAAGTCGATTCGCGGATCAGCCATCGCCGCCTTGATGTGCGCATCATTCGCACCTACGATGATCGTTCCAACGTTCTCGCTGTAACGTTCACGCAGTTTCAACGCTTCGCTGATGTCCATGCCTTCCGAGCTGCTGAAGATCAGGTTTCCATTCTCATCAAGGCCATTGCCTTCCGCAATCAGGGACAGATTGATCTTGATACCTGTATCGCCAAACACCCACGCGAAGTTCGGCACCTTCGTATATGCCTGAGAAGTCAGGTTCTTGCTGGTCATGTCCAGCACGGCCTGCATCATATCCAGCATATGAGGCGTTTCAAAGTCGCTGAAAGACTGCACGCGAAGACCACCGATGCGCCGGATCTTTTCAGCCGTAGCCTTGTTGATCTTGCGAATGTCGCCCCTGTAATCAGTTCTCAGCTCTACGATTTTCGGATTGGAAGAGCCAAGGCTTGCCATCTTGTCCACAAAGTCCTGATAGGTCTCCGGGTGATTGGCTTTCAGCTTGGCAAGGCCGTCCGTCGTAGTCAGCTCATCAAGCGTCGGGATGTAGTCGCCGCTGTACGGTGCCCACGCTTTCTGATCCTTGGTCGCGGGCCGTCCGTTCAGCCACTGGTCAGCAAATTTGCCAAGGTGCCTTCTTCTGCTTTCCACATAGCAGATGCCGCAAGGTGTTTCGTATCCTGCATCCTTCATCATGTTCAGCAGATCCAGCAGCCTGTCCGATGTCATAACAGTACCCGGAAGCCTGTGCTGAATTGCGTTGAAGGTTCCCTGATACAGAAGTCTCTTCGCACACAGCGTGGAAGCATCCAGCGTCTTGTAGTACTCCTCGTTGTTTTTCAGCATCACCTGATCTGGATCTGCCTCAAAATCAAGTCTCGTTTTGTCGCTTGCAACGATGGAGGCTACACTGTTTACGTCGCTGATCCAGCTGTCAACAGCTTCTTTCTCATACCCGCTCTTGACCAGTTCCTTCCGAGCTTTCTCCTGTTCCTGATCAGTCCACGAGCGCAGACTGTACTTCACTACAGAACCATTGACCACATCAACGCCGTCTATGTTTTCCCGAAGGCTGTTTTTCATATTGACAGAATCATCTGTTTTAATTACAATCCTGTTGAAGCGCTCTTCAAGCGCATGGATATCGGCCGCATCGATTGAACTTTGCGCTCCGGCCATGGCTTGCAGGAGTGCTTCGTTGCTTTCTGCATAGAAATTGCTTCCACGCGGAAGATGATCCATCATATACTGAAATGGATTATCCATCTCATAAGCCGATTTAAGTTGATGCATGGGGTTTCCGACTGGGTCAACCTGATCTTTGTGAATAACTGCCACAACAGGATTTTTTGTTTTCCCCTTTTGGCTCATTACAACATACAGGCAATTGCGTTGTTGATTATCAAATACCACCTTTGGATTGTTGAGTTCATCCGAAAAAGCCAGTACAACAGATTCGGGAATTGCATGAGAACTTCTGCTTCCTTTAGCTTCTCGCATGATTTTATTCAAATCACTGATGTTCATGCCAATTGGTTTTGCAGCCATTCCAAACACGCTCATAATATCGCCTGACTTTGCAACGTTCAGGTTTGCACTTCTACGAATCGTTCCGTCAATCACTTTTAGCACCTGATCTTTCCAGCTCATGTGCTCTGTATCCTTCAGGCTCCATTTGGTATCCGTTTCTGTCGAACCATCCTGCCTGCTCGTCTCCTCCAGCCCTTCCATCAGGCAGTCATAGATTTTCCGCAGGCTTTCGTGGTCGTCCTTCAGCGCCTGCATGCCCTTCCATCCTTCCAGCTTGCTCATGTCGTCGCCAAGGCCGTTCAGCACGCTGCTCATCTTGTCGACGATCTCACGGATCGTATCCGCAAACCTCTCAACCATCGTGCGGTCTCTGCTGATCAGGTCACGCACAATTTCCTTATCCTGAAGGAATGCCGGCGCGGTATTGCAGATCACTTCCTCCCATGCTGCGTCCAGATCCAGCTCATGCCCTCTGCTGGCGTACAGATCGGTCACATGCTGCATCGCCGCAGAAACATCCACGCCATGATCATCCAGCACGTCCATCATCACAGACTGGAAGTTCGTCCATGCCTTGGCGTTCCTCTTCTTCATCAGGTGGATTGCTTCATGCACAGCGTAATACGCATACGCGCCCTTTTCTGCATTGGTGGAAATCAGAATCTCGCCGGTGGCCATGTTCACCTGAGCATTCGCGCCGCCCAAGTCCTGATCCGTCAGCCGAATCTTGCCGCCGGTCAGCTTGTTCAGCCGGTCGATGATCGTCTCCTGCACCTTTCGAGTCATGCCCACCTGCACGCCGTTTTCCTTGTTGAATTGAGCCAAGCCGGAAAGGAATGCATCCTTTGCCGCCTGTGCATTCAGTCGGGCGTTGGCAGCAAGGCTGGAAGCCACAGAGCTGAAATAGTCAAGCCCGCTGCGGGCACGCTCATATACGCCCATGAATGCCTTGGCATACTCTTCAGGCGTTGCAAGCGTGCTGTCATATCCGTTCAGGTAGGAGGCTACGCCTTTGGAATCCATTCGCCGGATATCCTCGCTCGCCAGCAGTTCGCCCATGTCGCTGTCGAAGTCGATCTCGCTCTGCGCTTGCACGCTTTCCACACCGTTTGCGTCCGTCGTGGTCACGTACACTTCGCCGTCTTCCACATGGTCGATGCCCGTCACCGTCACAGGAGAGCTGCCCTTGTCCTTGGTGAACACAACGCCGCGTGCAGCCTGTTTCAGCGCATTGGGGTTATTCGGCGTTTTCCGCCTGTTTTGGGGCTTTGTTTCCGTACCCTTATTCTCGGTCGTGGTGTCATCAGCAGCCCTGTTTCCGGCAATCCTCGCGGCTTCCTGAGCGGATGCTTCGCGGCTTTCTCTCCGCGCTGTTTCCGCATCCATTCCTTCGTACACAGGTGCGCTTTGCACAGGTGCCGTCTGCTGTGCTGCTTCCTTCTCCGCCTTTTTACGATCCACATATCCTTCAGGCACTTTCTGCAGCCCCGGTATCATATTGTTTTTGATCAGCGCACCAGTACCTGCCATAGGGTTGCCGGCTTCACCGCTGAGGGATTCAACAAAAGAATCCGTAAGCGCTTCGCCAGCGACCTGCAACGCGGCCCCCGTAGCTCCTTTTTCATTTTTCAGTGCTTCCCAGTTGCTCGGTTTGCCCATGATCAGGTCATCGCTGATGTGGCTGAGAAGAGTGCTTGCACCCTCACCGGGCGCTTCTTTCAAGCCGCCTTTAAGTGCCTTTTCAAGATCCACATACCCTTCGGCAGCACCAGCCAGCACAGGATCAATCGGACCGTTTACGGAAGCTACCTGTGCATCTGCAGTCTGCATAGCTTCTGCAAGCGCCGCCTGTCCCTCTTTGCTCTGTGCATCCTTTGCGGTCTGAATCACAAGTTCAGAAAGGGTGTCGGCATTGGTTTCCACTTCACCTTCCATCATCTGTTGATACAGCTGGTTGCTTGCAAAATAGCTCGGAAGGCTGGCAGCGTTGAAGATAGCGCCGCTCAGATAACCACCGACAAATTCCTGCCTTGCGTCGTTGCTCCATTCGTTCCACTTGCCCAGATCAAAGAACGTTCTGGCCCACGCATCGCTGTTCAGCTTCAGCGTCAGGCTTTCCGAAACCTCCTGCAAGCCTTCTGCCGTGCTCATGCCAAGCAGCGTATCGCTCAACCATGCATAGGCTTTCTGGCTCATGCTCATGCTGTTCTTGGCTGCGTTCTGCGCCATCATCTCAGCATTGTGCGGTACGCCAAGGCCAACGCGCTTCATGTAGTCCTCATAGGTCGGGCTATTGGTTGCATAGCTCATGAGCATTGCAGTAATGGCGCTGGCTGCCTTTTGCCATCCGGGCAGGTTCTGCTCTTCCGCAGCATCATACGCCTCTGTAGCACTCTGCAGCGCAAAGGGGGCCATCTGCATACCACTGGAGATGTTCGCAATGCGATTGGCAGTCAATGCCGGGTTCACGGCAAAGTTGCCGCCACCAGCCATATTGGTAGCGCCGATATTCAAGCCCTGTCCCATGAACATCATGATGCCGCTGTTGGCAAAACTGGACAGCGTATCAAACAGCATCTTTTGTCCCCAAGTGCCGTTCTGGTTCATTTCTGCCGTTTCGCGTGCCATGATTTCCGCGTTCTTCGTGCGCAGAGATGTCAAAGGATTGCCATCGCTCACCTGCATGCCAAGCATCCGCATGGAATCCTTTGCCCAGTCCGCATAGTTCTCGCCAATGCCAAGCAAAAAGTCGTTGAAGCTGCCAGCAGTTTTGTATGCAAGCGATTTTGCAAACGTGCCGAAATCAACGCTCTGTGCGTTGTTCTTTTTATCTTCCTCCATCAGCATGCCAGCGGTTTTCCCAGTAACAGTGCCAATGGTAAAGTCATAGGCGTTTTTGCCAAGATCAGCAGCCTCATCCTTTACGATGTCAATGAAACCTCTGTGTGCTTCGTCGTACATCCCTTTGATGATGTCCGCTTCAGACTGGCTCATCATGCCGCCGTCGAGCGCCAGCTGTTCCAGATAACTCAGCTTGTCCTTGTTCAGATATCCTTTGTCCAGAGCCTTGCTGGTGGATTGCGTGTTGTACCACTCCAGCACATCTCCATCCAGCAGATCCTTCGCAGGTTTGCGCTCTTCCGGTTCATATGGCTCGCCTGTTACGCCCTGCACAGCCGCACGGGTAGCAGCCAGTTGTTCTTCAGACCACGGGGACGCGCTCTTCTGTTCCGTCTGCTGTACGTTGGTGCTATGCATAGGCTGGCTTGGCACTGTCGGCTTCTGCGTGCTTGCCGGTGCGGTAAGGTACATGGCTGCTGCGTCGTCTCTGGCCTGCTGCGCCTTTTTCTCTTCCATTTCGCTCGGAGTCGGGCCAAGAGGCTTGCGGGTCATCAATCCATTGCCTGCCATGTACGGCATCTGCTTGGCCATCAGCATGTTCATCGCATCCTGCTCGGCTGTGTTTCCGGCAGGCATTACACGCTTTTGCTTCTTTTCTTCTTCCTGCTCGCCGTACAGATAGTCGCCCCAAGTCGTGCGAGCATAAAAGGGCCTTTCTTCGCTCGGCACGATTTTACGCACCACAGGGCGGTTCTCATGAATCTCTTTGATAGTCTCAAACGGATCGCGTTTTGCCGTCGTTGCGGGCGCACTAGGCGGCGTGAAACTTCTTACAGGGCCTAGCCACTGCAGTCGGCGGGAATCATTCAGCACATCTCTTGCATTTTTGTTGGTTTTTGCTTGTCCTCTTTTCTTAGCTTCATCCAAAATATCTTTTGCGTTCAAAATGTTTCACCTCACTTCGTATATCCAGAGCTGCCCTTGGCTGCCTGATTTCCCTGAGTCGGCTTAACATTGATCTTCTTGTTAACTTCGTCCAGCAGCTTATTGTAAGTCGCGCTGCCAGCCTTCACTTTCCCCTGATTCACAAGGTTTGCGAGTTCCTTGGCAGCACCGGCCTGCGTCGTAGAGGAAAGCGAAATGCTGCTCGATTTGGAACCGCCACCGCCACCACCGCCACCGGAACCGCCGTCTCCATACATAGCATTGAACTGAGCCTCCCAATTCCTCTGCTGCTGCTCGTCATACGCCTTCTGATACCAGTACGCCCTGTCAGCTTCCCATGCTGCGCTGTCGTTCGCATAGCGCTGGTACTCCGCGTCGCTCATATCACTGAATACGTTGTAGAAGTAGTTCAGCTCGTTCTGCCAGTCGGTTACAGTGTCACGGTACTTTCCGTAGTCGCGGTCATCCTCGGTCTGCAGCATGCCAAGGTTGTCGCGCATGGTGTTGCCCTCGTTCACATACATGTTGTAGGCAGCATCGCGCAGTTCTGGGATGATGTTGTTCAGGTCTTCCATGTACCGCTGATAGGTCTGCTGGCCAACCTGCTGTGCGTAGCTGTTGCCGTATCCGCCGGTCAGTGCGGCACTCTCAGCCATCGCATCCTTCATCGCCATCTGGCCGCCGCGCTGGTACTGCTGTGCGTACTGCTGGTACATCGGATCAGCGGCGAAGTCGTAGTGGAACTTCTCCCTGTTCAGAATGCTGTCGATCAGCCCTTGAATCTGGTCATTATACAGGCTCTGATACTCGCCCGGTTTGTTCTGCTCATGCTGCGTCAGCCGGTTCCCAGCGTCAATCACCGCCTGACTCTGCTGGTACACAGGCCGCTGCTGGCTTTCGTAGTTTTTGTACGTCAGCGGATTCGTGTAATAGCTCTGCGTGATCGATCCGGGGTTGATCGTCTGTTTGTTCATGTCCACGCTGGTCTGAGCATTCACGCCGGTCTGCGTAGACGGAGTGCTCTTAGCTGCCGCTGTTCCGCCGGCAGTCTGCTCCTGCAGCAACTTTTCCCATTCAGTCTGCTTGTTCATCCTTGCTACCCTCCCAAAGCATTTTCGTTCGTTAAAAGGAGCTGTCAGCCCAAGCATACCAATATGCCGCCTGCCGTTTCTCCCGTTGCATCAAAAAAGAGCACGGTTTCCCGTGCCCGTTTGTTACTCGGTTTCAACCAGTTCCCAGCCAGCCGGATACTGCTCCGGAGTATACACGTTCGCGCTCATCAGGCTGCGGTACAGCTTGTCCTTCCACCAGCCGATTTCATCCAGCGCAAAGGCCGTACCGGCGGTAATTGTCTCGGGAATGATCCGGTAGCCGTCACGATAGCTGATATCCTCCCACAAGGCAGGCGCATGCTCCGGGTCGTTCGCTTCGGTGTCCCACAGATCCACCGCTGCACGCTTGAGCTGTCCTTTCCAGTTGATGCGCGTGCCGGCCTGCACCAGTTCGCCGTTCCTCTGCAAATGCGGATACAGCTCCACCACCGTGGAAGCCGCTGCGTCATCCAGCATGCTTCCGGCCTTGTCCATCACTTCACGGATGGGCTTGGCCGCTTCCAACCATTTATTCATCCATCGTCACCCCCAGCAAGGCCAGCGCCTCTTTCATGTCATCGGCTTCCTGCTGCACCGTTTCCGCAGGCGTCAGCACTTTTTCGCCGTTTCGGTAAAAGTGCGTTCCATCCCACGTATCGCCTATGCGCACAGGACGTTCACCGACATGCACAGCGCTCGGGAATTCCTCAGCATTGCCTTCGTACAGCCAGATAATGTTTTCTACCTTGCCGTTTTCAATCAGTGCATAGTTCATTCCGCTCACCTCGCATTCCGGATCACAACAATGCCAGACCCGCCTTTGGTAGTAGACTTCATGCCCTGCCCTGAATAATAGGCACAGCCACCGCCACCGCCGCCAGTGTTTGTACTGCCGTCCTTCGCATCAGCACTGCCAACAGAACCATTGCCGCCACCGCCTGCACCGCCCTTGCCGGCAGTGCCGGCATAGGAAGAGCCACCGCCGCCGCCAGCGTACAAGGTGCCGGAACTTTCGCCAAATTCTCGGGTCGTGGTTCTCTGACCCTTGCCGCCTAAGTAAGACGAACTGCTTCCGTTCCCGCCGTCAGATCCATCGCTGCCGCCAGCACCGCCGCTATGGGAACTGCTCGTGCCGCCATAGCCACCGCCGCCCGATCCGCCGTCACCATTTCCGGCGCCTTTTCCTCCGTTGGCCTTGATCACTTCTGTCGAGCCATTGAAGATGCTGGTGTATCCGCCATCTGCACCGTCTGCACCAGCGCCTATGGTGACCGTATAGCTGGTATCTTTTTTCAGCGTGATTCCTTTCTTTGTGATGGTATACCCACCGCCAGCACCACGATGACCGCCTCCGCCGCCTCCGCCGCCTCCAGCACCCACAGCAAACAGATCCACAGAAACGTCTCTTGCCAGCCTCAGCGTGCCGCTTGTTTTGAATTTCACGCGCCAGTTATTTTCGTCATCCAGAATCGTCTCATATGTACCGGAATAGGTGAAATCCGGCAGCTTCGTGGATACGCTGCCGCCTCTTCTCACAATATAGCAATCGCCCATTCATCTCACCGTCCCTTCACCTTGATCGGGATGTTGATCTCTGGTTTCTCAAGCGCGATGAAGGTGATGGCGCCGGATGCGGTCGTTCCCTTCTTCACCATCGACCATGCCTCTTCCAGTTCTTCAATGGCCGCTTCCGTGGACGCGCTCGCCAGATTCACGTCCACCGTCGGCTCATCGCCCGAAGCAACGCCCGAAACTGTCACCTCCTGCGTATACGGCCCGCTGCCAGACCAGCCGGAAGCGCTAAGCGTCGCGGTTGCCTTGAATGCCTGACTGTCGATCTGTGCTTTCAGCGTCTTCCCCTGTTCCGCGCTCAGCACCTTGGCCGTGCCGCCGCTGGTCAAGTTGTTCACGATGTCCGCAGTGTTCACCTTTTCTTCAATACGCTCATCATGCGTAGCAAGCTTCGTAGCAACGGTGTTCATCGCGCCACCGTCCATTTTGATGTCCCCTGCGTACACCTTGATATCGCCGGAAGTGTCCACGCTCTTCCCATTGACGGTAATCTGTAGCGTACCGCCTGCAAGACTTTCCAGCCACTCCTGCTGCGTGCCGTCAAATCCGTTCTGCACAGCTACTTCATACGCGCTGTATCCTTTCCACTTCTCCAACTGGAGCCTGATTTCAGCTTCATTCATTGGCAATCACCTCCACAACGTCAAACGCAGCATATGTCATTGGTGTCATTACATCAAAGCCATCCTCTGACTCGATAAACAATCGAAGATCCCACACGTAGTCGCCCGTGCTAATGTTTGTCTGCTCCGGCGAAAGAATCACTTCCACTTCATTATTGAGCGCAACAAAGCTTTCCTCGATCACAGGCGCTTCGTAACGCCATGCGCGTTTCTTCACTGTGAACAGCGCCCGTGTTCCGTTCGGCACCTCAAGCCCTTCCAGACGCAACGTGAATCGCGTACTGTCTCCTCTTGTCAGCCGGACACCGTTCCCTTTGATTTCAAGCATTCCTCTCACCCCTTGCTGATCTTCCATTTACAAGACTTCCACATTTACTGAAAGATTGGTTTCTGGTGCGCCTTCGTAGCACACAAAGGTAATCACGTTTGATCCGGTATACGCTCGGCCAATCATAGCCCACGCTTCCGAAAGCGCCGCATATGTGCTGGTTGTGGCAGAACTCATGTTGATATCCACAATCGCCTTGCTGGCTGATGTTATGCCGGAAATACTGGCGTTTTGGGTGTATGTTCCATTACTCTGCTTTGTCCACTCGGAAGAAGAAAGAGTGACCGTATAGGAGCCTTTGCCGGGATAACTGATCCTTCTCCAATTTCTCCATGTGTTTGCATCAACAGAAGAGCGCACCCACATTTCACTGGTTTCCTTGTGAACGGCAATTTGAAAGCATCTGGCGTTATCGCTCTTAACAGCAAGACAAGTACAATAGGTTGAAGGAAAACCTGTCGCTTCACTACCAGAACCCCCAACATAGGTTATTCCGTTTGGAATATCATTCGGCACAGTCGATCCCGTCCAACTCTTTTTCAGTGCTGTTGCAATGTTATCAGATGTGACCGTACTGCCGCTTTCGCCATCCTTGCCATCTTCGCCATCCATCACATCAAAAGATTTCGTACCAGCCGCATCAACAATGGTGACGCGATGACCGCCCGTAATTGCCGTGACGGATACGCTTGGAGAAACACCGTCATCGCCATCTGCACCAGCAGCGCCAGTATCGCCCTGAGGCCCTCTGGAACCCGTATCGCCTTTATCGCCCTTCGGCCCTTGCAGATCCGCGCTGGAAGTACCGCTTGCCGAAGACACCGTCAGCACCGTTCCGTTCCAGCTATGCGTGCAGGAAATGCCATCTGCGCCTTTATTGTCCCTCTGCATCACCTGCATCAGCTGCTCACTGTTCTTTTCGCTTGCTTCCGCAGTGGATTTCAGCGTTTTGCTCAGGCTCTCGCCAAGGTTTTCCTCGTCCAGATTGTTCAGTGCAAATCGAATGTTCTTTTCCATCGACAGCACATACTCCAGCACTGCCTCAACCTTTTCGCCGGTTTTCATTCCGTTGGTGTTCAGGTTTGGAATGAGCGTCTTAGGAAGATCCATACACATCACTCCCAACTTCGGTTCTCTTGATGATCGAGTACAGCCTGAAGCCGCCATGCCCACTCAGGCGAATGCGCAGCGTTCTGCATCGCTTGGGCACATAGGGGATGGTCAGGCTCCTGCGCGTTGCAGGCACGCTCACCAGCGCCGTCTCCCATACCGGGTCGCTGTCACAGCGGATCTCCAGCCGCACTTCTGTGCCAAGGTCGCATTCCGCATGAATCTGAATGCCGCTCACATAGCGGTTGTACGGTTCGTCCACGCCGATATCGCCGGTCTCCATCATCCATTCCATCGGCCTGTGCTCTTCCGTGTCGCCTTCCATGTGCGCATCTTCAGCCTGATATTCCGCAGCGCCAGCACCGTCCACGCACCACACTTCGCCATTGCGCAGCAGCATGTACATGTGCCCGTCCAGCGTTGCAAAGTCCATCACATCCACATGATCTTCCTTTGCCCATGCACCCGTGCTGGTGTTGTACACGAACAGATGAGGCATGCCCTCTGCATCCTGCATGCACAGGTAATACCGTCCGTTGATCGCGCCGCCAACGGCATTCCGATAGCTCACGCCGCCAAGCGTATCCGATACTGTGCTCGGCAGCGCACTGCCAAACCGGCATACATCGTACCGATTCTTGAACAAAAGCGTCTCATTCACTGTCACAAGGCTCTTGTGGCAGCCCTTCATCACACCCCGGCATTCAGTGGTGTCCAGCTGAAAGTTTGCAGGCTTCGTGCCCATGACGGTGTGGATCGTATTTTCCTTAAAAAAAAGCATGTTGCCCATATGCCCGTGTGCACCTGTAAAGTCGCCGGAGGTACCAACCGTCGCCGCATAGCTGTCGCCGGAAAGACCCATGAACTGGTTCCAGTTCTTCGCATCGCCAAGCGCAGAGGCGTAAATCTCATGCTTCTCGCTGTTACAGCCCCATATCCGGTTGTCCATCTCGCACACATAGTCCATCTGGGGAATCTTGCGCTCCACGGTCACGCGTGCCGTCTGCGTGTGCGTTTGGGTGATCAGCGCCACCACGATCAGGTAGTCATCTCCGCAATTCACCACAAAGAAATCGCCGTTCAGCGCTTCCAATTCCATCCCGCTGATGGTGATGCCGTCGTGCTGGGCAAACTTCTTGCCAATCTCCGGCGATGTGATCTTCGTGTACACCGTCGGCACGCTCTGCCACATGGAGTTGGTGGTGGAGTAGTAGCGCAGCACGTTGGGCGTTTCGCTGGTGTCCAGCCACAGCTGACCGTTTGTAGGGTTGGAAGGCGCATTGCTGCTTACGGTGTAGCCCGTGTACAGCTCGCCGTCCATCATGCACAGGTGGCAGGTCACGCTTGCATCCGAATAGGTGGTGAAAGACGCACCCAGATCCCCAAACTCGTCCGTCTGTGTGTTGTAGTACTTCGCGTCCGGCCAGATCAGCACGTATGCACCCATGCGCACCATCTGCTTTTCGCTGTCCGCAACCGTGCCTTTCCGTTCTCCGCCGTAATAAAAGCCCGTGCCGTCCACCCAGCACAGCTTGTCATGCGCAAACAGTCCGTTGGGCCTGTCCAAAAGGCGCATAAATCCACGCTTGCGCCTCGTGCTCATCACGGGCAGCCATTCACAGGACATGTTCATCATGTCGTGGAATGCGTTGTCTCTGGTTTTCAGCCGGTGGTCGTAGCCGGAAAAGGCCGTCACACCGTCCACTTTCTGCTTGATCACCGTCACAACAGGCAGCCTCATACGTGGATCACCCCATCCTGATTGTGCATGTGCGTCCGATTCCAAGCGTCGGCAAATTCCTGCAAGGCAACGTTGTACATCACCATGCCGTTGTTGTAACGCTCGTATTCTCCGTTGTGGAAGTCGATCTGCGCCGCCATGTAATGGATGTACACACCTGCATACGGCATGGGAGCCAGCAGCTCCGTCTCCATGTCGTGTTCTTCTTTGTACGGAAGAGCGGGAGGGGGCGGCGCATCCTCCGTGTTCCTCATCACATTTTCATAAATCTGCCCGTCCAGATCAGAAAGCCACTTCACCAGCATGCCGTCGCTGTACTGATTCGGCTTCAGGCCGCGCAGCTCAGAAATTGTTTCCTTGATTCGCATGGTCTCACCGTCCCCTCGCTATTGTTAGCCCTTCTTGCTTTCGGCTTCGAATTTGGAGGACAGTTCCTCAATCCTCAGCGAAGTCTTCAGATCCGCATCCTGACTCTCCTGAATCGCCAGCGCCACAAAATACGGCACTTCCACCGTCACACCGCGCTTGATGATGGCAGTGTAGTCGTTCACGCGCACAGGGAGCGGCTCCCTCTGACCAATGCCGCTGTCCAGACGGATCTTCACGCGCCGCTTCATGTCTTCAGTCATCTTGTTGGTAGTAGCCATCGTGTTTTCCTCCTTCAAAAAAAGTACAGGGAGGAGGCAGTCATCCCTTCTCCTCCCTGTTCGGTTCATTGGTTAGTTGCTCACAGCCACATGGCCCATGCTCTCAGTGGAGTGCTCGATGCGCACCATGTACTCTTCCACCTTGCGCACAGCGGCCTTGGTCATCTTCCATCCGATGGTCGCGCGCTGGTTCAGCGGGTCAGAAGAACCGGCGCTGCCCAGCTGCTTGAAGATGTGCTGCAGGCCGAGGCCCTTGATGCTGGTGGTGGAATAGGCACCTTTAGCCAGCAGCATGGTGCAGTAGATCGCGCTGCCATCCTTGCCAGCACCAGTACCGCAAATCACAGCGCCTTCTTCCACGCTCTTGACAGCTGCGCTGACGGTGAAAGCAGCGGTGCCGGGAGCGCCAGCGGTCACGCCAGTCACGGTGGCTTCCTTTCCGCCAACGTAGATCTTCACGGTTTCGCCGCCGGTAATACGGGCGCTCAGTTCAGCAGCCTGCGCAGCAGTAATGGTCATGTCAGGCTTTACGGTGGTAGAGCCAGTGCCGTCCAGCGCAGTGTGCAGCGTAGTGCGGGGAACATCGGTGAAGATGTCGGCGGGGCCAATGATCTTGGCTTCAGTGCTCTCCACATAGCGCACGCCGTGCAGACGGCCAATCTCGCCAGCCTTGATCTCTTCCACGCTGGCGTACTTGTGCGCTTCCACCCACTCGGGATCGCCAGTCACGTCGCAGCTGGTGTCGGGATGGATGATCGCCACATAGCCGCCCTCGAAAGGCTTGGCGTTTACGCGCTTGAGGTAGTTGACAGCCTTGCGCATGGTCTTGGGAGTCAGTCGGCATTTAGCGGTCACGTTGGCGCGGGTCAGCACTTCGGTCTCGACGTTATTATTCACAGCAGGCGCGAACATCTTGCAGGTGCCGGCGCAAACCACGTCACGGGTGATGGTGTCACCAGTGCGGCCCGCCTGAGAGCCAAGCATCTCGGTGTACTCCACAGCCATGTTGTCGATGGTGGTCACGTCCAGCACGTCAGAGAAGCGGATGAAGTCGCCAAACTGGTGCACCTCAACGACCACAGTGCTCACGTCGGTCTTGTTGCCGTCAGGAGTCACGCCTTCCACGAGGGGAGTTGTGGCCTTCTTCAGAGGAGCCAGCTTGCGCATTTCCATCGTCTTACCGCTGTGCTCAGGGATGGGCACATTATCGCCGAAACGGTCATATACAAGCTCCGGATCGGCGGTCTTGATCAGCACCTTGTTGTAAAAGGTCTTCATTTCCGGCGACATATCGTTGCCGGGCTGGTTAAGCAGCGTGGTCTGCGTGTCAGCATAGGACTGCGCAAACAGCTGCAGGTTCAGATGATTCATGTATTCAGTCATACAAATGCCCCTTTCTCCGGACATCTGTGTGTCCGGGTCACAAATTGATTTTTTTGCCTTCCTTGACGCGGCGCAGCACCTCGTCCATATCGCTGTCCGACCACTTCGAGGGGTCGCTCTTCACGATCTGGGTGGCAACGCTGCCGCCTGCGCCGTTCTCCTGCGGTCTCATTCCGCGTGCGCGGATGTTGTCCATCGTGCGCTTCTGCGCACTCTGCACCGCATAGCCAATCGCGCCAGACAGCAGCTCGTCCTTGTGGATCACTTCATACGCCGTGCGAACATCCACGCCGTTCTGCAGCAGGCGTACAAACTGCTGGCCCGTCTCAGGATGCTGGCATTCAGTATGGAGATCAAAGCCGCCGTACAGCTGTTTCACGGTCTGGCCTTCCTGCTCCCACTTGGCGTACACACTGGCCGCCTGTTCCTGCCTCTGGCGCTGTTCCAGCGCGGCTCGGAATTCGGCATTGTCGCGTTCCAGCTGGCGCATATGTTTCAGCTGCTGAACCGTTACGCCTTCCCTGTCTGCCTCTTCCTGATAGTAGCTGTCGTCCTCGTCGATGGCTTGCATCAGCTGATCCACATTGCTCGCGTCTACGCCGTATTTGCTGCTCAGTGC